CGTTGCCACCCACCGACAGGCAGCAACTTGTTTGACCGCCACCGGATAAGGTTTGCGTCCCAATACCGTCCCTTAGCCAAAAGCGGGGTTGCCGGTTTGACTACGCCAGGCGGGATAGTGAGCGGGACTAAAGGCATCAGGAATCTCCAAGACGCGCAAGGTCTAGTGCGCCTATATTTACCTCATTCACGCGTCGGCTCCAACCCTTACCGAAATGCTCAAATGTCGGCAGTGCTTGCAGAAAGCGCAATCGCGCGTCGTTATACTCTTCTATGAAATACCGCACACCTTCTGCTTCACAGATGCGCTTAATTGAGGCAAGAGACGCTGGCCCTATTGCCCCATCCTGTGCCACACCGCAGATCTTTTGGGCAATCTTAGCCGCGCGTCCAGTGCCAGAATTGATCGCACAGTCAAACATGACATAGTCCACGCCTGACGGCAGCTCGTCGCCCTTCACCACATCCCAGTATTTCTTCTTGTAAAGCGGAGACACGTCAGCGACAGTGAGTGCCCGTATATCGTCCTTAGTCACCTCGTGACCGACCCACTCTTCCCAGACCTTCTTGGTGCAACCGAGATTGGTGGCTCCGCCAGGATCGCGTTTGTCGTCAACGTAACCGCCTTCGTGTTTCAGTACGGCTGCGAGGCAATGGTCAAAGTTCTCGCGCATCACTTGCCATCCGTATGACGGTGAGCCGAGCCGAAATAGTAAGACAGCACAAGCATCAGTGCGCCATCAAGAGTACCAAGAACGCGTGCGATCAACTCGCGCATCGATGCCTCAATCACATTGTGCAGCATAAACCACTGGACGCATCCCCATGCCACGACAACGATAACCGCCAAGACGCGCGGTGTCAGATCATGGGTCATAATTGCGTAGTTTCTGGCGCTATCTCTGTCAGAGGCAGCGATGCGCTCCAAGTCGATGTCGAGCGACTTCATCTGCACCTTAAAGTCAGCGTCTACCTTTTTCAGTGCCGCCAACTGTTCTGCCGTAGGGTTTGACAGTGCGAGTTTAATCTCATCGTCAGACGCATCAGAGTGACCGAAAAGCGCGTTAGACAAAGTCTTTACGGCAAGACCGGCGACAGGACCGCCGAGAGCCGTAGCAATCGTCGGCGCGACTGAGCTGACCAATGGGCCAAATGTTTTGAGTAGATCCATGACTATCCCCTAAAGTTTTATGAGCAGCAGAAATCCTGTGATGCCCATAGCAAGCACTAAACCCATTACGATAAAGAATAACCCTGCTGCGTCTTTCAGTTCCTCTGCACGCTCTGCGGCAAGCCGTTCTTCTTCGCGGTGCTGACGGTCTGCCTCTTTGCGGATCTCGATCACTTCGCGTTGCACCGCTTCGTAAGCAGGCAAGCCATAGACAGAGATGAATAGATTCTTGATCTCAGCCTGCATGTGAAAGGCTTTGGATTTCGCGGCATAGCGTTCCATCGCCTCTTTCTCTATATCGGCAGCGTTTGAGAATAAGCGCTTCTTTGGCGGTGATGCGGCAAGATGCGTAAGTTGACCTACAGCGTTCCACAGAGAACCTAGATCCTGCGCAAGCTCTTGTATTTCTTTACCGGCAGCGATGGCACCCTTCAGCCCATTGTACGCGGCTGTTGCTGTCGCAATGAGCGTTACTGGGTCCATTATCTACCAACAAGTTTGAAGGCCATATCTACGAAGAAGCCAAACACAATGCCTACGAGCGCAAGAATTGCTCCTGCGCCCTTCCATTTGTGCATCATGGCAGAAATGTTTTTCAGTTCTGTTTTAAGCTCAGACATATCACGATGAAGATTCTCAACATGAGCTTCGAGTCTACCGATTTGTTGGTTCAGATCATCAGACATATCTGACTCCTATTACTATGCTGGAGTTTCTTCAGGCGGTGCCGGTGGATTTGGGTCAGTGAATTGACCTGTTGCTGGGTCATAGATCCAACCAAAAGACACAGGGCTATCATCTGGCAACGCGACAAGCGTGCAGCCTTCAGGTGCAGGGTCAACCGCAGGATCAGCAACGATGATGTTCGCAACAGTGTTATCGCTGTTTTGGACTACCGCACAGCGTTGAGGATTGCCATTAATAGGAGCCATTTGCATAGGACCACCAAACATTAGGTATACTCCCAAACTCGTATAACTCCAGCAGCGCCAGTACCATTTGCACCACCGCCACCGCCATACCCACTACCAGTTTCACTATTTCGACCCCCACCACCAAAAAAGGATGACCCGCCCCATCCGAATTTTGTTGTGCTCCCATCACCAGCAAACCCAGGCGAACCCTTTGTATTTAAATCACCATTTGATCCAGTGCCGCTAAGACCACCGTTAGTAGTCGTGCCACCGGAGCCGCCTGCCGCCGTAATAGTGGTTGCTCCAACTGTAAATGTCGTGCTTCCACCAGTTCCCCCTGTACCACCTACGGAGCCACCACCACCAATAGCGTAAGTATAAGCAGTTGACCCAGTGACAGTAAAATATTTTGCAACATAACCACCGCCGCCACCACCGCCATAGCCACCATTGTTTGCTCCACCGCCGCCACCACCAACTGCTTCAACATAAATCTTAGTGCAGTTAGACGGTGTCGTGTATGATGTACCGCTTGTCAGTATTTGCGGAGCACGAATAAGCGCACCTGTCGCTGAAATCGTTGTCCATGATGGCGCAGCGGAAGCACCACCGGATGTAAACACCTGACCAGATGTTCCGTAATTCGCGCCCTGAATACCGATCTGCCCAGCAGGGCCAATGCGCAAGTCTTCCGTACCGCCAGCCGAAAACGCAATCGTATCAGCGGCAGGAAAAAACATACCCGTATTCGTGTCAGTGCCTTGGACTGACGGTGTACCGGCAGAGCCGTCAACGCCAGCGATACCAGTTGTTCCGTTAATGGTTACGGGCATTAGTTTGCTCCTTCAGCGGGAGGATTAGGATCAGTAAACTGCCCCGTTGCTGGGTCGTATATCCAGCCAAAAGACACGGGGGAATTATCGGGAAGACCAACAAGGATGCATCCGGCTGGAGCAGGATCAACCGCAGGATCAGCCACGATGATGTTTACGACAGTGTTGTCACTGTTTTGGACTACTGCACAACGCATTATGTGTACTCCCAGATACGGATAAGACCAGCGCCGCCTGCCGCCCCTTGACAATTCGCAGCCGAGCCGCCAGATGAGCCTATTGCTGCTCCTCCGCCGCCGCCAGCACCGCTTGATCCAGCTAGGCCAACCGCAGCGCCGCCACCTTGCGGTGCGCCACCCCTTCCTGAACCACCGAAACAGGATGAGCCGCCACTTCCGCCGCCAGTGCTACCAGAACCAACAATACCACCGTTTCCTGTTATATTCACATCACCGTTTGTTGCTGTGCCACCAGCACCACCGTAGAGAGGCGAAGTATTACTTGATGCATTAATCCCAACACCGCCGAAACCGCCTCCTGCTGTAATAGTTGTTGCCCCAACAGTGAATGTAGTGCTCCCACCAGTACTGCCTGTTGCTCCACTCCCTAATGCTCCACCAGCACCAATCGCATAAGTATATGAGGTTGATCCAGTAACCGTGAAATACTTAGCAGAGTATGCTCCGCCGCCACCACCTCCTCCGCCTGCACTTATGGTAGCCCCACCACCATATACACCACCGCCTCCCCCACCGCCGCCAACAGCCTCAACGTAAATAGAAGTGCAGTTTGAAGGCGTGGTGTAAGACGTTCCTGACGTGAGAATTTGCGGAGCACGGATCAATGCACCGCTTGAAGAAAGCGTTGCCCATGAAGGAGACGCACCAGATCCGTTTGATTTTAAGTATTGACCAGACGTTCCAGCTGACCCGCCGACCTGTATTGCATTACCAAAAGCAACTCCTCCGCTCGTATCAAGCGCAAGGTTTACCGTCGCTGAAGACGGCTCTTGGATTTGCGTAGTTTTGAGAATCGCAACCATTATACGGCTCCTTCAGCGATAGGCGCTGGCGGGTTAGGATCAGTGAATTGACCTGTCGCTGGATCGTAAATCCAACCAAATGAAACCGGTGAGTCATCAGGCAAACCGATAAGCGTGCAACCAGCAGGTGCTGGATCAACCGCAGGGTCTGCAACGATAATATTTACTACAGTGTTGTCACTGTTTTGGACTACTGCACAACGCATTATGTGTACTCCGAGATCATAATAACACCTTGATACCCAGCACTGCCCTGTTGAAACCCGCTGGTTGCTGCCATTGCGCCCCCGCCACCCGCGCCCCAACCCACAGACCTTAACGCATCAGAATTTATTTGCGTGGAGGCAAGATTATAATTGCCCCCCATGTTTAGGCTTGTCGGAGTCTGTGTTGAACCTCCTCTTGGAGTAACTGCTGCAACAGTAGCTATAGTAACACTAAAGTTAGTAGCAGTCCCCGCTGCGCCTGATGCACCAGTCCCCGGATAAGCAAGCGCACCTGCTCCGCCACCTGTAATAGAGTATGTGGTGGCACCAATAGTAATTGATGTTGTGCCACCTGCCGTTGCAGCGGGTGAGGGGTTAACGCCGCCTGTGCCTCCGCTTCCAATCGCATAGGTGTAAGTTGTATTTGGTGTCACTGCCACATACACACTTGCATAAGGGGCCGCACCGCCACCGCCGCCGTATGCAGCGGCACCATTATATCCACACCCGCCGCCGCCGCCACCAGCGCCAATCATTTCAATCAATACATTATTGCACCCGGCTGGCGTAGTGTATGAAGTGCCTGATGTAAGAACACGAGGCGCACGGATAAGCTGCCCTGATGCAGAAACAGCCGCCCAAGTGCCATCTCCACGCAAATAATTTGATGCGGATGGTGTTCCCGTCACAGCGGCAACAGAAGTGACAGATGTCAAAACGTTACTCGTTGTAGCTGGAAGAGTAAGCGTCGTTGTTCCAGCGACAGCCGGTGCAGCAATCGTCACTGACCCTGATGTTGATCCGTTGATTGTTACGCTACCCATATCACACCACCGTCCAGGTTGATGAAGAAGGAATAGTTACAGTTGCCGTCGAACCAATCGTGATTGGCCCAAACGTACCTGCGTTCGTGTTTGCAGGGATGCTGTAACTCGTATTCACAGTCTGACCATTATTCCAGAAAATCGCATCTGAGCCACCGCCAGCAGCACCGCCGCCAATGTTACCCCATGCCGTGCCGTTGTAACCCTCAAACGCTGTGTTGTCAGAGTTGAAGCGTATCATACCGGCAGTCGGTGTTCCAGAACGCTGCGCCGTTGTACCAGATGCGAGCTTCATCTGGCCTGTGCCAGACATGGTAAAATCGCCACTCGCACTGAGCGTCGTGAAACTACCCGCCGCAGCTGCTGTTCCACCGATTGCCGGTGGAGAGGCAAGGTATGTCGAGACACCCGCACCTGTCAGCGTGCCCGTGACAGTCAAAGTTTTACCTGTGCCGATATTCAGGCCAACTGATGTGCCATTACCAGCAGCGTTAAAGACACCATCGACCGTATCAAGGTCAGTGTTGATCTTGCCACCCCAAGTATCGCGTGACGCGCCAACTTCTGGCTTCGTCAGGTTGAGGTTAGTCGTATATGTATCTGCCATTACGGTCTCCTACTGCACAACCCAGTTCTGGGAGCCGGTAGATTGAACTACCCAATTCTCTACCACAATTTCTTGCGTTTGCCACGTCTCCGATACGATACCCTCTGGCTCCCAGAGATAGCGTCCCGTTGCACTCATTCCAGATGACGCAGCACCCGTCGCGATTGCTGAAAGCGTCACCTGCACCTGCGCTGTTGCTGTTGAAGCAGCAACGATGTCTAGCAACCCATACCATGTAACAGTTGCACCCGCAGTTGCATCTGACTGAGCAACAATCTCTGACGAAGCTGCAAGAATACGCGTCGGTGTAAATACGCCGTCACTTTCGCTTGTACCAATAGCCTCTGCAAGCTGCACGGCATACCCGTCAGCCGTCGCGTCAGACTGCGCCGCGATAGCAGCAGAAGCGCCTCTGATGGCATAAGCGTTGGCAGTCGAGTTGCTCGTCGCCGCAATCGTCGCCGACACTTCTCTGACACGCTGCGCTGACGCTGTTGCGTTACTCGTAACAGCTATGTCGCAATACGCGATCTCGGTATCAGCGGCGGCTGCTCCAGACGACGAGACAGATATAACTGTAAGCGTCGCGTCTGTGGTTCTGGTCGGTACTGCCGCTGCATCAGAAGAGGCCGCGATTGTGCAAGTAGCGTCTATGACTAACGCGGTGCCGTAGACACCTAAGCCATAGTCAAAACTACCGTAATCGCGACCATTCGCCATCTATTAGTCCAACGTGATGGTCAAAGCGCCTGTGTTGAACCGAAGAACGTCGCCAGTGTCGATGGTCTTCGAAGTTGTCAGGTTAGCAAATGCCAAAAGATTACCGCTTGACGAGGCATCGAAAATACCCGCCGCAACAACTGTACCCCATGAACCGCCTGCTGTTGGGAACTCAACTGCGGCGCTGTTCGCTGCTGTCGTTGGTGCTGTGCCTGTAACAGTGAAGTTTACAGTCTGACGAGCATAAGACGTACCTGACACTTCAGTGCCGCCGCCCGACTCACCAGGGGCAACTGTGTAAAGCGCAACATACCAAGATGTGGGGCGTGTCGCTGAGTTCGTCGTGAAAACCCAGTTCAGAACAAGGTCTTCTGTGTAATTCGTAAAGCCTGCCATTTCTAACTCCTTAACCGTAAGTTTTGCGCGTGCGAGCGACTAGAGGACCACCACTATGCACCGCCTTATCGCTTTCCAAGGCAAGCGCTTCGAGACGCGAATTATACATATTCGCGAACAACCCGACACGCTGATCGTCTAAGAGATACGGTGCGGCGTGTACGAGTGATCCATAAAGGTAAAGATCTGGCGCTTTAACAAGGAGCCAGTTTGACGTGTTCTGGTTACTGAGAGCGGGGATCTTCCCGTAATAGATCATCTCAATATCGATATTCGATCCCGGTGCAGGGATAATCTCAAGCGCATCGTCCATGATCGAGTAGAAGGACGGCTGAGTAACGATCTGCTGCTTGTTAATCCGGTCAGCCTCGTTCAGCGTTACATAACTGAGTGGCTGCGCGCCATCGATGATATGGATATTGATCGCCTCAAGCCAGTCACCGGGAAGCTGTACATATTCTTGGTTGCTCGTCGCCTGCGCACGGATGACCATTTTCTGGTGCCGTAAACGGCTGTTAACATCTGATTCGACAAACTGAATGAATGTCGGGATGATCGACGACAAGTCGTCACGGTTTAGCCATGACGCAATTTCGGACTGGAGTGTGGCGTATGTCGTAATTGTCATCGTCAACTCGTGTAATGGTGCGTCCGGTATGGTCGCGCTTCTTCGGTATTCAGCCAGCGTTTCAGTGCATTCTTGTCGTGAAGAATACCACGCTCCTTAAGCTGCAACAAAACAAGCATAGGAAGACGAGCCACTCTAACCATATCTCCAGATCTGGTCGTCCGTGAAACACCGTTCATCTCTTCCTGGTTAAACTTTGCCACGTCTGAAATGTCAGTCGTATCAATGAAGTGCATCGTGCCATCATGTTCGACTTTCATCTTGGTGAGAGTTCCGGTGAACCCGTCATAACCAAGTGTGAACTCGCCCGGTGCGTAATCTTTATCGCTCATGGTGCTCCCCAAGAGAAAAGAGGGGCGGCGTACCGCCCCTCTCTATTATCAGGCAGAGGTCGTGAGGTTTGCAATCGCTGCATGGGCTTTTTCAGCCTTCATGCGGAGACCGTACTCAACGACGAGTTCTTTCTTCATCGAGTCGCCAGTTGCGGCGATGTCGATTGTTTCGAAAGGACGGAGATACGCAACAGATGCGTATTCTGGGTCGAGAACAAGTGCGAAACGCTCATCGGCAAACCGATTTGGCACCATCGACACCTCACCGAAGTCGGATAAATAGACATCAGCGGTGGCAATAATGCCAGCAGGCTGCACCTGATTGTAGGTGATGCGCTGTTGAGCGATACCTGCAAAGCCAGATGCAACCGTCTTGTTGTACGGACCCGTCATAAGGATCTTCGCTTCGCCGCCCTGTGACCAGACGTTCTGAATTGCCGTCTTGAGCATGGTTTCGGTGAAGGCAACGTCTGTCGAGGTCGAGAGGTTCGTCCAAGCAGCGTTCGGGTAGCCGTTCGGTGAAGACGAAAGCGTCGGAGCGGTTGCACCGTTCGCGACAGAGTTCGTGATCAACCAAGCAGGAACACCAGCGGTGTAACGAGCCGTTGAGCTGTTACCAGCTGAAGCAGCTTGGTTCGACAGGAGGATCTTTTCCATGTCGCGCTTGAGTTCCTTTGCAGCCTTGGCTTGGTTGTAAGCCAAAAGCGTACGCATACCGGCCATGTTAACAGCCTGTGCCGTACCAGAAACTGCAACGACCTTGCCGCTGATCTGCGTGTAGTTCGCAACGCGGTTCGTGTCGGTGAAGTCCGTGTTACCGGCATCTGCACCTTCGACCAATGCATTGGAACCGTTCGCTGCTGCGAGCGAGTCCGTTTGCCATTCGAAGTAGGTGTTGTCTGCCGTGTCACGGCCTACGTTCGACATGAACGGAGTCGAGGTCGGGCTGATGTCATAGATGATGTTTGAAAGGTCTTCGCGCTGTTCGTTTACAGCTTGATAGGTTTGTACTTTACTTACGGAAGGCATTATCGTCTCCTACTTTCCATTAGGCCAAAGAGTTTAGCAGCGTCATCGACGCTACCAGTTTTACTGAGACGCATTTTCGCGCGAGCAACTTCGGTCTGCTGCTTCGGAGCGGATGCAGGCGTTCCTGAACGCAACGGCTTCGGACCTTCCTTCTTGTCAGGCTTAGGTCTGTTAGCCATTAACGCGTCATACTTACGCGCCTTCTCCAGAACAAGAATTGCTCGTGGATCGTATGCTTGAGCTAACTCGTCTTCAGAATACCCGACTTTCTGTCCGTATTCCTTCAACGCTGCACGCGCTTCGTTCCACTTGTTCGGATCATTCCATTCTGGGACTTGCTTCACCAAATACTGGCGACCTTGCTCCACAATGGTCTTCAACCGATCTTGTTCTTCCTTCTGCTGCAAGTAGCTGAGACGTTCCTTTTCGGCTTTCGTCGCAGCCAAGCGTGCCTGGTAGTCACGCCATTGCTTTTCGACCAGAGGAAAGTTTAACGGGTCTTCCTTGTGCAACCGTTCCCAATCTGGCTCTTGTGGCACGAGTTCTTTAAGCTGTGCATCAAGCGCATCGATCAGGGTCGCGTATTGCTGGCGCTCCGTTCGAACTGCCTCATACTCTTGCTCGAATGAGACTTTCTCCTGACGGAGTTCGTTCATCCTTCGCGAATAATCGGATTGCCGCTGATAACCTTCGAGAGCCTCTTTAAGCGGAATCTCCTGCGTCTTGCCGTCAATCTTGACGGTTACGAGGGTTTCCGGTGAGAGATTCTCAACCGTGTTACCATCTTCATCCGCGCCAGAATCGGTCTCCTCAGTGTCGTCAGTAGCCTGAGCGGCTAGACCATCTTCCAACACTGGGGTCTCATCGACCTCGTCTGCCGTCGCCTCGGCCTCTAAAGCCTCGGCAGGAGCTGGCTCCGGTTGCGCGTTGGGTTTCGGCTCATCGCCTCCCAGTAGCGCCGCCATACGAGTTGCAGCTTCTGATACGCCGATTTCGCGGGTCTGCGACTGCTCGGCCTGATTGCTCATGTAAATACTCCTATTCTATCGCCCCTTCAAGCGGCGGTTGAACGCGACTACATCTGGGGTACCGGCGAGAGCGTCGATCTGCCCCTGTAGATCTGCGATGGCACGCATCATGTGATACGCGTCATTCCTGACATCAACGTCCTTCGGGTCAGAGGACAACCAGATCTGGGTGTACTTGTCCCGCAAGGCGTTAAAGAGAGCCTTCGTCGCAATGCTGTTCTTGAGCGCTTGGGCAGCGCGGAAGAGATCTTGGTCTTCCATTACATCATCCCTGGCGGCATCATGGGCTGCTGCATCTGTGTCTGCATCATGGCCTGCTCACGCTGTGACTGGATCGAGAACATGGCCTCGATCTCGGCGCGCTGCCGGTTCACCTCTGCGTTGATGCTTGCCACATCGACCTGTGCGCCATACTTGGCCTGAATCTCGGCAGCACGGAGCATCACATCGGCAATGAGCTGATCGCGCTTCAGATCTGCGTCTGCCTGCGCCTTCTTGGTTTCGAGTTCCTGCTTTGCTGCCGCGATGAGAATGTCGGCGCGGGTCTTCTCTGCCTCGACCTGTGCCAGCATCTCTGCCGGGTCTGCCTTCTGCTTTGGAGCCATCGCCTGCATATATTGCTGAATCTGTTCTGGTGTCGGCTCTGAGTAGAACTGCGCTGGGTTCTGGAAGCCAGCCAACTGGGTGATCTGATTCAGCGTCGAGACATACTGCTGGATCGAGACCATTGGGTTGTTCGGTCCATATTGCTGGAGGATCTGTTCCTGCTTCGCGGCGATCTGCTGCAAGAACATCATGCGTTGCTCATCTGAGCCACGGCCCAAAGCAATGTTGACCACCATATCCATGTCGGCAGTCCAACCGCGCGGATCGATGGGCACAAACTTGTTACGAAGACGGATGATCTTCGGCTTATCTTGATGCTGTACAACAAGATGAAGCAACCCCTTAAAGCAACGCTTCAAGCCATCACCAAAGAGACGAGCGATCATCTCGATGCGCTCTTGCGATGAGGATAACTGTGCCTGCACTGCTGCGCGCGTCGTGGACTGAAGTGCTTCTGCATCCAAGCCCTGCGAGGCACGCGAGATACCCGTGCGCTGCGTCTTGATCTCATCAAGATAGCCCATGACACCAAGAGCCGGTTGACCGACAAACGGTGTTGCAAATGGGACAATCGCACCAGGCGAACGCATACGGATAAGCGCACCTGTCTCGTTGTTCATCAAATCGTCTACGTTGACCTGACCCTCAACGAAACCCGTGCGCGGGTGAATCGACTGAGCCAATGAGTCAAGCGTGTTACGCATGATGTTCGACTTGATCAGTTGCAGGTCCATCGTCTGGTCTGCAATCGACTTACCGAAAATCGTATGTGGCGTAGGATCAGGCGAAAGCAGAGCGAACGGAATTTCTGTAACTATTTCTTGGTGGACGATGTAACCACCATTGCCGACTGTGCAGACTTTATGCAGTTCGGCGATACCGTCGCCATCTTTGTCGATGCGGATATAGGCTTCAACGTAGTAGACTTTATCTGTGCTTTCGTCGTTTCCATTTGCCACCCCAAAGAACGACTGGTCAGCAGGATTACGAACCAGTGTTTCCATATTCAGCTCAAACCCACCTGAGCCAGCGTTCATCTCAACAATGTCTTTATCGTAGCCCATCGCTACTAACTCAGACACAGTTGCAAGTTTACGACGACCGGCAATCAATGCGTCATCGATGTTCGTTGCTTGGTTGTCGATCAAGAATTGCTCAACCGGAATACACTCAACGATGTAGCGAGGTTCGCGGATG